AAACAAGTTGCTACATTCCGAAATAATCTACTCAGTCCACTTCTATATCCTAACATCATTTATGAGGTGGCAAAGAAATACAATGATGCGGTTGTACTTGTAGAAACAAATGATATTGGCCAGCAAGTGGCTGATATTCTACACTATGATCTAGAATATGAAGGCATCTTTGTGACAGCCAATAATGGTAGATCTGGCCAAAGTCTTTCTGGTGGTTTTGCTACATCGACAACTCGCGGTGTAAGAACTACCAAGCAAGTCAAGAGAATTGGATGTGCTACACTTAAGACTCTTGTAGAATCTGACAAGTTTATCATTACAGACTATGATACAATCTATGAGCTCACTCGATTCTCGCTGAAGAACAGTCTAAAGGGTAACCAGTCATATGAAGCAGAAGAAGGCCATGATGATATGGCCATGTGTTGTGTTCTCTTTGCTTGGTTAACCACACAACCATATCTAAAAGAGCTCACAGACCTAGATATTCGTAAGCAAATCTATGAACAGAATGAAAGAATGTTCGAAGAAGAGATGCTTCCATTTGGATTAATGAGTACTGGTGATGACGAATACGATAATCAAAGTAATGAATCATTGATTCGAGATGATAATACTTATCGAGACGAGTTCTGGGCGGAGCAAAAACGCAATTTCCTCAACTTATAAATAAAACAAAACTCGTATATAACACCTTCGACTAAGGGAGATAACAATGGCGTTTCAAGTCAGCCCTGGAATTAATGTATCTGAGATCGACCTAACTACTACCATCCCATCGCTGGCTACCACTGTAGGTGCTTTCGGTGGTGTGTTCCGTTGGGGTCCTGTCGGAAAGTTCATTCTAGTAGATTCAGAAAATACTCTTGCCGCACGTTATGGCAAGCCAACATCAGACAACTATGAAACATTCTTCACAGCGGCTAACTTCCTTGCATATGGTAATGCTCTGTATGTAAGCCGTGCTGCTGTAACAACCGGTTTCTCGAACACTGTTGCATCGACATCTGTTAACCTGCAGAGCAATTCAACAGTTGTTCTGACTGGTAACAATCATGGGGTTTCTGCTGGTCAGGCAGTCTTTGGTGCAGGTATTCCAGACGGAACTTTTGTTTCGACTGTTACAGCAAACTCGACTGCTCTTGCAGTTGTTCTGACTAAGGATGCTACTACATCAACTGATGCTCAACTAAACTTCTTTGCAAATACTCTTGCTCTGAACGCTGTTGCAAACAGCGGTGTTATTGAGCTAGCAGATTGCGTAGTGAAGAACGCTGACGATTTTGAAGACAAGGGTCCTGCAAATGCTACCTTTGCAAGCACACAGTTCGTAGCTCGTTATCCAGGTGATCTTGGTAACTCGCTTCGCGTTTCTGTCTGCGATTCTGCAAATCAGTATAGCCGTACAATCAATCCATTCAGTAACTCAAGCGTTGGTGGTACAGCTTCGACATATCGTCTAGACCAGCTTGCTGCTGCTGGTATTTCGGTTACTGTAAACTCTGCAGTTGCTAACGTCTTCCTCACATGGGATTCGGGTGCTTCTACACTTACATATGCTGAAACAAAGACTGCTGCAAACACGGTTCTTCAGTCTCTGTCGGTTGGTGATTATATTGAGCTGGGTAACACTACAACTGGTACTCAGACTCTCAAGATTAAGTCACTTCCAGCAGTTACATCTGACGACGCATCGACTCAAGCTTATTTCGCAATCACATTCGAAGATACTTGGAATCGTGCATCGAACTTCACTGCAAATACAATCACACGTAAGTGGGAATTCTTCAACACTGTACCAGTTGCTCCAGGCACATCACAGTATCTATCAGATCGTGGTCTAACAACTGTTGACCAAGTAAGTGTTGTAGTTGTAGACGAAGATGGTAAGTTCTCAGGTACTCCAGGAACTGTTCTTGAAGTTTACGAGAATCTATCGCGTGCTACAGACGCTATCGGTGAAGATGGTACAACTGCTTTCTACAAGACAGTAGTAAACGATAATTCACGTTACGTGTGGGCAACCAACGATCGTAGCGAAGCTGCAACAACAACTGCTGCAAGTCTTTCAAACTCAACAACTTCACTTCCATACTCGAAGTCATTCATCGGCGGACGTGATGGTGTAACAGAAAGCTCAACAACTGTTGCTGCTCTTGCTTCAGCTTATGATCTGTTTGCTGATGCATCTTCGGTTGACGTATCTCTAATCATGACTGGTAAGTCGGTTGGTGCATCAAATGGTGCTCAGCTTGCTAACTACCTGATCGACAATATCGCTGATGTTCGTAAGGACTGTGTGGTATTCGTTTCGCCTCAGAAGGAAGATGTTGTTGGTTCGGCTGTTGAAGGTTCACAGGCTTCTAACATCGTAACATTCCGTCAGAGCGTACGTAATAGCTCGTATGCCTTCATTGACTCGGGTTACAAGTATCAGTACGACAAGTACAACGACGTATATCGCTATGTTCCGCTGAATGGTGATATTGCTGGTCTGACAGCTCGTTCAGACGATCTACGTGATCCATGGTTCTCACCAGCTGGTTACAATCGTGGCCAAATCAAGAACCTTGTTAAGCTTGCTTATAGCCCAAGCAAGACAGATCGTGATCTTCTTTACAAGAACGATATCAACCCAGTAATCACACAACCAGGACAAGGAACTGTTCTATTTGGTGATAAGACTGCTCTTGGTCGTCCAAGCGCATTTGATCGTATCAACGTTCGCCGTCTGTTCATTGTCCTTGAAAAGACAATTGCAACAGCTGCTAACCAGATGCTCTTCGAATTCAATGATGAATTCACAAGAGCTCAGTTCCTGAATCTGATTGAACCATTCCTCCGTGATGTTCAGGGCCGCCGTGGTATCACCGACTTCCGTGTTGTTTGCGACGAAACAAACAATACTCCGGATGTTGTGGATACAAACCGCTTTGTTGGTGACATCTATATCAAACCAGCAAAGAGCATCAACTTCATCCAGCTGAACTTTGTAGCCGTAAGATCCGGTGTAGAGTTTAACGAAGTTGTCGGCCAGTTCTAATAAATAAAAGAAACTAGGAGGAAAAAAGAAATGGCTTTTAATATTAATGAAATGAGAAGCCAACTGGTCTACGGCGGTGCACGTCAGAATCTTTTCCAGGTGCGTATTAACAATCCTGCAAATGCTTCGGGCGATCTGAAAACACCTTTCATGGTTCAAGCTGCTCAGATTCCAGAATCAACTCTCGGAGTAATTCCAGTATTCTACTTCGGCCGACAAATGAAGTTGGCCGGAGATAGAACATTCGGTGACTGGACAGTAACAGTTATCAATGATGAAGACTTCCTGATTCGTAATGCCATGGAAGAATGGTCGAACCGAATCAATCGTCTTGAGCGTAACGTTCGCGACATCAATCGTTATAAGTCAAATGCTACTGTAATTCAGTATGCAAAGGACGGTACGCCGATTCGTGAATACAAGTTCAATGGAATCTTTCCAAGCGTTATCTCACCAATCGATCTTGATTGGGCATCGACAGACCAAATTGAATCGTTCCAGGTTACATTCTCGTACGATTACTGGACTGTAAGTGGTGGCACCACCGATAGAGCTGGTGGTCAGTAATAAGTAAGGGGTAACCATTCCCCTTACTTTTTTGTTAACAGGAGTCCAAATGGCCGAGTTATTTGGTTTTGAAATTGTTCGAAAGAAACCTCAAGAAGAGTTGCCATCATTCGCGCCAAAGCTCGAAGAAGATGGTGCACTTGTCGTTTCCGAAGGTGGTGCATACGGCCAATACGTAGATCTTGAAGGTGCAGTTAGAAACGAAGCGGAACTTGTAAGTAAGTACCGCGAAATCTCTATGCATCCAGATGTTGAAATGGCTGTTGATGATATTGTCAACGAAGCTATTGTCATGGATCCGAAGAAAGAGATTGTTACACTCAATCTCGACGATCTAGAACAACCAGAAAATATTAAGAAGATGATTCTAGAAGAATTCGATAATATGGTCGAACTTCTGGAATTTAACCAACATGCGTATGAAATCTTTCGTAAATGGTATGTTGATGGTAGACTCTACTATCATGCTATTATTGACGAGAAAAATCCGCGTGAGGGTATCAAAGAATTAAGATATATTGATCCACGTAAGATTCGTAAGATTAAAACGAAAAAGCGTGTGAAAGCAAGCAAAACATCGAACACAATTATCGATAAGACTGCTGAAGAATTCTATATCTATAATGATAAAGGCTTTGCCAAAGCTCCTACACAGGGATCGACATATAATCATCCTGCAGCACAGGGTATTCGTATTGCTGTAGATTCTATTGTCAATGTATCATCAGGACT